TCTTCTACAACTTCCTCTTGTTTTACCGGTTCTCCTTTTTCATCTAAATTAATATCGGCGCCGGTCGTTTCACCAACGTCAATTAATTCTTCTGATGCTCTTATATCTTCTGGCATAGTATCCTTCCTATGTTGTTAAATTAAATGAAGAAGTGATGCAGGATCTTTTACAGTTCCTAGCACTTCATCATCGTTAAGTATTCTCACCTCACCGCCTTCAATTGGTAATCTTGAACCCGCATAACGAGCAAAGATAACCCAATCTTTTAATTTACACCAAGGTTTATCAAACTTATCTTTATCCTTGTATGCTAAATCTCCCATTTTTAAAACATAACCGCAAGTTGTTGCAATTCTTGCTCTGTCTAATGTTTCTTGTGCAAAAATAATTCCACCTTCCGATTTTTTCTTTGGTGTAAAGGGTAGTACTAAAATTCTATAACCAGAGGGCTCTGGTAATTCATTAACTGTTTCAGTTCCAATATTTTCTGGAGTTAAAGGTTCTGGTTCAGGTTTTATATTTTTATTCTCTTCTTCGTATTTTTCTTGAAGTGCCGGCTTAATTTTTGGTGCTTCCTTTTCCGGTGATGTCGATAATGTTTCCTGGCTCATTTTTTTGCTCCTTCGGGTTTAGCAGGTTAGAGATTTCCTGTAATGTTAATTGTATGGCATGCGCCTGTCCTACTAGATACTTATATTTCTCCATATTGTCAACCCCTCCAGCTAGGATTGAATCACCTATGTGCTGTAATCTGTCTTTTAAAGCTTTTTGTATTTTACTAATTACGTTTATTTCGTCCATTATTTCTCCTCGTCCTTTAATTATTTTTTAATTAATTAAAATTTTTCCACAATCTTGACATACTAATTTTTGTCTGTCTACTTTGTCTTTTACTATATTTGTACATTCACATCTTTTACCAAAGATTTTATCTACAAGTTTTTTATATAGTTCTTTTAATTTTGTCATGATGCTTTTCTTTTTGCAGCCATCTTTTTAAAAGTTTTAGCTAGAGCTTTTGCTCTACCTGTACAACCTGGTTTAGTGATTGGAGTACACTTTCCTTTAGTGCCTCTTTTTTTTATAGATGTGGATGCTTTTTGAATCCAGTTGTTAGCCATTAAGATGTATGTGTAAGTGCTCTACCATAGCCTCTTTTAGCAACACCAACACCCCTAATTCTGCCACCACTTTTATAACCATGATTAAGTTCAGAAATAACTCTTCTTTTTTCTGCTCTATCATTGGAATTAGGATTTCTTCTAGCATCGATTCTTCCTACTTCTTCTAATAAATTGTCTCTGCCTGAATTTCTCATTATTCCATTCCTCTAGATTCGTCTCTTCTAGATTTAAAGCTTTGAGTTTTTGTAGACTCTTTGCCATCTCTTTCACCTAAAGATTCATCTAGTCTATCATTAGCAGTCTGTTTTTTTTCAGACTTTGCGTAAGGAAATCTAGGTTTGTAGGGTCTTGTTCCAAAATCGTCTCTCATAATATTTTCTCCGTTGTTATTTTCCTTTTATCAGATGAGTTGCCTTAAGTCCATAGACAGATGCAATTACTCCAACAAAAATTGTTTGGTACCAAAGCGGTAAATTTCCAAAGTGCATAAAGAATAACTCCATTTTCTCCATATGTACAGGATTATCTGACCAAACTGACCATCCCAACATTACGATTGGCACCGAAAGTAAAAGCAAAATAAATTCGTCTTTCCAGTCTGAGTTTCTGGATTCTAAAAGTTTACCTGAGTATTCTAATTCTCCAGAGGCCATACGCTGTGCAGTTTTAGCTGCAGCGTCTGCCATCATCATTTTAGTTTCCTGTTTCTTCTTGTAAATGTGCGAACCTGCGGAAACGGCTAATTTAATTGCCGATAACCACATATTAAAACCAAGTAGCTTTTACAGGTTTTTTATCAGCTCTCATACGTTTAGTTCCTTTAACAATTACTGTTTGAGATTCAGTACCACTAGTCATTTCAACAGGTTTATTGCCCGTTTGATAACCATCTGAACCAACGCCTAATTCTTTTTCAATTTTAACGTCGTCATTCATAAATCTAGAACCTCTTTGCCAATCTTTTTCCATATTTTTCTCCTTGAGTGTTAATATACTTAATTTTTCTTAAAGTTTCTACCAAAATCGTGTCTTTTACTTTGGTCTGCCATTTCTTGTTTGGCAATAGAAACTCCTGCACGTAATCCAGCTAATTCTTCGTTTTGTTCTAGCTTTTCATCGTGTTGTTGATCGTCCATCATAGCTCTCATCTTATCTAAATCAAGTCTGGACTCATTATTAGTATTTCTGTCTTGATCAGCTTTAGCTTTGATGTCCAATTCTCTAGATTTTAGTTTAAGTAATGGATCTCCACCTACCTCTGAACTAATTTTGTCTTCTTCTTTTGCATATTCAGCAGTCATTTCAGCAATTAAAATAGCTTTTCTGGCTTCCATCATAGAAGTTAGTTGTTGAACTCTTTGTTTCATCTGTGCTGCTTGTGGATTTTGTTGCGCATTCTGCATAGCTTGTGGGTTCTGCATCATTGGTGCCATTTGTTGTTGAATCATTTGTAATTCTTTTAATTCTTCAACATACTCTAATTGAATTTGTTCTTGTGCCATCAAAGAAATATGTTCAAGTATATTTTTTTGTAAAGACATCATTGCCATTGGATTATTTTGCACCATAGAAATAGACATAAAACTTAAATGCGCATCGATGTGGGCTTTATGATCTTGTCCTGGATAACCTTGAAAAGGTTTTCCACTAATTGCCATAATATGTTCTAAACTTGGATCCATTGGAGTTGGTGCTGCCGGAGGAGGTAGAATTGCATTTACATTTTTAACTCCTATTGCATCATACATAGATCTATACGCTTGATACAAATTATGAATTTTAGGATTTGATTGTGCAAGTTGTAATTGTGTTTGTGCCATAGAAATTCTTTGTGTTTGAGAAAAAATATTAGGATCCGCAACCGGTAGTATATCTACGTTGTCATCAAAGTCTGCTACCTTAACATTTCTGCTCGCCCCTGGAACATCATAAGGATATTCAGGTGGTAAATAACTTTTAAATACATTTGCTAATAATTTAAATTCATTTTTTAGGCCAACGTATAGTCTTTTATGAATAGCTGACATAACTCTAGAGCCACGTTCAAGAAGTGCAACTGTTGTTCCCACTGCAGCACCTTGGTTCATATCACCTACTTGCATATCTGCAATAGATGCAAATCTTTGTGCACCAGATACCACAACTCCCATTAATTGTAATAAAGTTTGGTCTGGTCCTTTAAATGGTAATTGCATAAACTGATCTTTGATATTTCCACCAGGTACATCTACATCTCTAAATTCTCCAGGTTGTAAAGGCTGTGCATCGTCTCTCATTCTAACCCCTCTGGTTTTAAAACCAGCGGGTAAGTTAGCTAAAGTTCCTGCATCTAATAATTGTCTTAAAGCAACGGTTGCTGTACGTGACAATCCACCAATCATGTGAATTAAACCTAATCCATAAAAACCTAAACCCGGTAAAAATTTAAAATGTACAAAATAATCTTTTTTCTTTTTTGAAGGATCTTGTTCACCGTAGTTTCTTCTAATAGATAAAACTTTACTATTCGCTTCATCAATTGTTATAATGTAAGGCAATCTAACTCCAGTAGGTTCTCCATCTTCTGGATTAACATCTTCATGCCCCTCTAAATCTACATTAACATGCATTTCTAAAACAGTGTACATGTCTTCACTAGTATTTTGTTGAATACCTTCTAATTCTAATTGTTTTTGTTTTAATTTATCTTCTTGTAATGGCGGTTCTCCCAAATCAATGTCTCTATAAAAGCCATTGATTTGTTGTTTACGCAAATCATTTTGTGAAATACGTAAGACATGGATTACAGCTTCCGCATCTTCTAATGAGGTAGCAGAGTACGGTACGACTAAATCTTCAGCCGGTATAAATTTACTTACGGCTCTATTTAAAAGATCGTCATAATAGACTTTCTTAAATGTAGAGCCGCTCAGGGGTAAATAGAAAAGCATTTGATCAAATTCTGGTTCATACTCTTTCATCTGATCCATAATTTGATAGTTCATAAAATCTTTAACACGTTTTGATTGTTCTTCTTTAGCGACACTGGCATTGCCCATAATTTGAGTTCTAACTGGACCGTCGGCCGGGAGTAATTCTTTATATGCTTGTGCTTGAAATTGGGTAACAGCTTCTGCTAGTACTGGGTGAGTAACTGACGCTGCTCCTCTGAATGGTTCTGTTCTTGTTACATATTTAAAACCTAAAAGATTTAAACCTTCTCTATAACTCTCAACCCATTCTTGTCTTGATTGTTTGTAGTCGGTATATTTTTCCATTAACTCTGCGGCTAAAGGATCTAATACGTTGTCTTCTAAAAATTCTGCTAAGTTTTCAAAGTGATCTCCACCACCTTCTGGATTAACTGTTGATGGATCAAAATTAATAGTTGCTCCACCATCTTCTTCCATCGCAATTTCAGGTTCTCCTGCTTTTTGTCTTTCAATAATCTCTTGTTGTTCTTCAACAATTTCCTCTTTGCCGGGAACTTCAACTTCAGTCATTGTATTGGGTAAACTTTTATCTATGGTAGCCATGAGCTATTTTATCCCCTCTCTGTAATTGATTCAACACCTTCTTCGACAGTAGTGCTATCAGGTGTTTTCTTTACTGTCAAACTTTCAATAACTTCATTAATTCTTTGATCATTGTCACTTTTAGTATCCTCATCTCTACCTGGATTTTCTAACATCCATTCAAATTTTTCGGATTGAGTAGCGGGCTCGTCGTTGGGTTTAACTATTTCTCCCAATACTTCGTTATATTTTAATTCCATTATCTTTTTATTAAATTAATAATACCACCATCTGCTTTCCATGGTCCGTAACTACCTTTGCCAGGATTTGTAAA